TTCTACCATGAGAAGATACTCAAGGAGTTTCCGTTCAAGGAGACTGAGGCTATACTGTATGGCTCCGCGTTTCACAAGATGGCAGAAGACTTTGTAGGTGCAGACGTACCTGTGCCTAAGAAGTTTGGCTTTGCTGAAGAAGCACTGGTATCACTGAAAAACCGCAAGGGCAAAAAGCTATGTGAGATAAAGCTGGGTATAACAGAGAACCTAGAAGCCTGTGACTTCTACGCCAAGGACGTTTGGTTCCGTGGTATCGCCGACCTAGTAATACTTGATGGTGATCTCGCGTGGGTGGTGGACTACAAGACAGGCAAGTCGGCAAAGTACGCGGACAAAGGTCAGTTAGAGTTAATGGCCTTGGGCGTGTTTGCGAAATACCCACAGATCAAGACCGTACGGGCAGGGTTATTCTTTGTTGTGTGTAATGACTTGGTAAAAGACACCTACATGGAGTATGATAGCGGCAAGCTGTGGGAAAAATGGTTGGGTAAGTATGCCCAGATGCAGACTGCGGCAGACGAAGATATGTGGAACGCACGACCCAACGGGTTATGCAGACGCCACTGCCCTGTAATCGAATGTGTTCACAACGGAGCGAACTAATGCCATATAAAAACAAGAAAGACCGTAAAAAACAAACCAACGCACCTGTAGGTAGTAAGACGTTTGAGGCACGTATGGAACGACAACGTGCCCGACGTAAGGTTGATAAGGATGGAGTCGATAAAAACAAGAACGGCAAAGCAGACAAACGTGAAGGTAAAGACGTTAGCCACAAGAAAGCCTTGTCCAAAGGCGGCAAAAACAAAGATGGCGTGACTATAGAGAGTTCAAGCAAGAACCGCGCACGTAACTACAAGAAGAAAAAATAAGTTAGGTAATTCCCTAACTATTAATCGGAGAACACAATGCGAATAATCGACGGTAAAGCGTTGCTGTTAAAGCTACGCAATCCAAAACGTGTCACTGAAATTGTACCTAAAAGTAAAGTGACACAGGATAACGAAGTGCTAGTAAACTGGGGTCTCGAAGAGATGCACACCCTAAAACGTCTTAACATCAATGTTCCATCGCCTATCCAAGGGCAGTACACGTGGACGGGTAAGTACGCGCCGTTTGACCACCAGAAGAAGACCGCATCGTTTTTCACAATGAACCGCAAATCGTTTTGTTTTAACGAGCAGGGTACAGGCAAGACCGCCAGTGCCATATGGGCCGCAGACTTTCTACTCAACCAAGGCAAGATCAAACGCGTCTTAGTTATATGCCCCCTATCAATCATGGACTCAGCATGGCGCGAAGACCTGTTTACTTTTGCCCCGCACCGCAGTGTAGATATAGCCTACGGTGCATCTAAGAAACGCAAGGCAATCATCGGGCAAGGCGCAGACTTTGTGATAATAAACTATGACGGTGTAGATATTGTATCAGAGGAGATTGCCAAGGGTGGGTTTGATCTTATCATCGTGGATGAAGCGACCCACTACAAGAACGCACAATCAAAGCGGTGGAAAACTTTAAAACGATTAATAAAAGACGACACGTGGCTGTGGATGATGACAGGTACACCTGCCGCGCAGTCTCCGTTGGACGCGTACGGCTTGGCTAAGATGGTTAACCCGAATGCAGTGCCTCGGTTCTTTGGTTCGTTTCGAGATATGGTCATGCGCAAAATCACGCAGTTTAAGTGGATCATCAAACCAGAAGCTACGGACCTTGTGTTTAGGGTGTTACAACCTGCCATTCGTTTTACTAAAGAAGAGTGTCTTGACCTGCCTGATATGACGTACGTAAAGCGCAAAGTAGAACTTACTCGCCAACAGCAAAAGTATTATGACCTGTTGAAAAAGAAACTTACTATGAAGATAGGTGGCGATGAAGTATCCGCAGTGAACGCCGCTGTCATTATGAACAAGCTACTACAGATTTCCGCTGGTGCTGTGTACACTGACGAGGGTGACACCCTAGAGTTTGACATCAAGCATCGGTATAAAGTGTTACGAGAAGTAATAGACGAGAGTAGTCAGAAGGTTCTCATCTTTGTACCATTCAAGCACACCATTGACATACTGACAGATAAGTTGCGTACTGACGGGATTACCACAGAAGTTATACGCGGCGATGTGCCTGTAGCTAGACGCACGGACATATTCAAACGGTTTCAAACAACTGACAGTCCACGTGTTCTGGTTATCCAACCGCAATCTGCGGCACATGGTGTTACGTTAACAGCAGCTAATACAGTTGTGTGGTGGGGGCCAACGCCCTCATTAGAAACTTATGCGCAAGCAAACGCACGAGTTCATCGGTCAGGTCAGAAGCATCCATGTACTGTAGTACAGCTTCAAGGCTCTGCGGTAGAAAAGCGTGTTTACGCACTTCTCGACAATAGAATTAATGTTCACACAAAGATGATAGATTTATACAAAGAAATACTTGACTAGCCTACTATTCGGTACTACAGTGTAATTCTCGTTAGTGTAGGAGGACTAAAATGAGCGAAGGTACTGACGTTCCCGCAGACAAACTTACTAAGGCTTACATAAAGATAAGGTCGGAGCGAGCATTGTTGAACGCAGATTTTAAAGAGAAGGACGGAGCGTTGGTACGCCAACAGGACGTCTTAAAGAAAGCGCTACTAGACTACTGTGATGTCCACAATGTCGAAAGCGTAAGAACCTCTGAGGGTTTGTTTTTCAGGTCTACGAAAACAAAATATTGGACGGGAGATTGGGAATCCATGTACGAGTTCATAAAAGAACATGACATGCCCGAGTTCTTGGACCGCCGTTTAAACCAGACCAATGTCAAACAATTCCTAGAGGAGAACCCAGATGTCATGCCGAAAGGGCTTAACATCGACAGTGAGTTTGTAATCTCAGTCAGGAAAAAATAATGGCAGAACCATTTGTACCAATAGAGACTTTGGCAAAGCATTTTGCAGTGTCAATCTCTACAATCCGAGCGTGGGTACGGCAGGGGCACATCCCTAAAACCACGTATATTAAGGTCGGAAACACTTACCGATTTAATAAAACTTCTGCGACTGAAGCACTTACAAAGAGTGCGCAGGATGTAGATGAAGGTCCGATTGAAGAACAGTTGGAGTTCGATTTTAATGCAGACGAAGACGTATAAACGCCAGATAAGGAGAACGACATGGCAGAACAATACATTATTGAAAACGTAGAGGCACTATGGCCTAAGATTGATAAGACGTATGTCTTCGATCAGAAGGTAAAACGTAGTGTACCCTGTGGTCCACGGGACACTGGCGCTGAGTTTTCTATCGCATTTCGCATGGATAACGATACGGCTAAAGCGTTGTTTACGCAGATGAAGGCCGCGTACGCCGCCAACAAAGAAGCCTCTTGGCCGGAAAAGTTGGTTAACCCGTTTGTTAAAGATGACAACGGCACGTTCACACACAAGGCTGTGCTAAAAGGTGCCTACAAAGGTGAGGTTACTGATAAGCCGTTACAGGTTGACTCTCAGGGCACGCCGCTGAAAGAAGACTTTCAGTTAACTACGGGTAGCACAGTCGGTATCGCGGTGTCTTTTTACCCATATGACTTTGGTGGTAAGCAGAGCGTGTCTCTACGATTGAAAGCTGTACAGGTTATTAAGTATATTCCAAAGGAAGTACGTAATCCGTTCGGTGCTGTAGAAGGGGGCTTTGTTATTGAAGACCCTAGCCCATTTAAAAAGTCAAATAACGTCTTAGAAGCCGCACCAGTGGACGATGACGATGATGGGTTTGGTGAAGCGCCAGTGAAGAGAACTGCTAAAAAAGCAGACGTCGCTGCCCCTTCTGGTGATGGTGATCTTGCAGACATCATTGATAACTGGGACGACTAAACGGTCCCTTGCCACGGCTATTAGTTTAGCCGTGGTTAACCTTACAATGGCGAGTGGTGGCTATGGAAACGAAAAGATTTTTAGATTTAGTATTAGGCTCTGAGGGCCATTACTGTGTGTGGGCTAACAACCCCGCTAAACAAGTACAACAAAAGTTCTACACTTCTGTAGAAGAAGTTATAGGTGCGGCGCACAACCTAAGTGATAACGGTTGGAACGCGTTCTTTGCACTGGGGACTTACGAGAAAGCTGGCTCTCGTGTGGCGGATAACGTCATGCAGATGAAGTCGTTCTTCTTGGACCTAGACTGTGGACCTACCAAAGAATTTACCGATCAAGAAACTGCCATCGCGGAGCTACGAAATTTCTGTGTGCAACATAGTTTGCCTACTCCTACGCTTATTAACTCAGGGCGTGGCATCCACGTGTACTGGATTTTATCTGAGGCAGTTGGGCGTGAGGCTTGGTGGCCCGTAGCAGAGCGCCTCAAGAACCTGTGCGTAGCTAGCGGTTTTAAAGCTGACCCTGCGGTTACTGCTGACGCGGCACGTATATTACGTGTACCTGCTACATATAATTATAAATATGATACTCCACTACCTGTTACGTTTTACGGTGTTGAAGCGCCAACTACTGTAGACTTCGATAGTTTCTCCGAGTTAATTGGTGGTGACCCAATACCAGTTCCTACTAAATACACGGCAAGTGCCACTAGCGCATTCCAAGACGCATTGAACGAAAACCAAAAGGGTAGCTTTAAGCGTCTATTAGTCAGGACTACCAAAGGTACTGGATGCGCACAAATAGAATACCTCATCAACAACCAGCAAACCGCCTCACACGACCTATGGCGGTCAGGTTTATCTATTGCAAACGTGTGTACGGACGGGGACAAGGCCGCAGAGCTTATGTCTAGCAAGCACGAGGACTACAGCTTAGAAGCCACACTTCGCAAAATGGAAGATACAGGCGGACCACACTTCTGTTCGACGTTTGAGTTACACAACCCTGAGATATGCGCCGCTTGCCCTAACAAGGGTAAGATATCCACACCTGCTATGCTTACTAAAGAAATAGCCGAAGCCACACCCGAAGATAATATAGTAGAAGAAGACGTAGGTGGTATGACTACAACCATTTCTATACCCACGTTCCCTAAACCATACTTTCGAGGGCAGAACGGTGGGGTGTATATACGCGGCGAGAACGCAGAGGGTGACCCAGAAGAGGTATGTGTATACCACCACGATTTTTATGTCACTCGTAGGTTACATGATGTGGAGTTAGGAGAAGTCATAGCCTTTGCGCTTCACTTGCCAAGAGATGGGGTACGAGATTTTGTTGTGCCACTAGCTGCGGTTACTTCAAGGGAAGAGTTCCGTAAAAATATGTCTATGCACGGCGTAGTCACTTTTGGGAAGGATATAGACAAACTAATGACCTATACAGCGGCATGGATAAAAGAGCTACAGCAGACCACCACAGCTAGTGAAGCGCACCAACAGTTTGGTTGGGTTGACGATACTAAGATGGATGAGTTTGTATTGGGTGACCAACTAATTACTGCCAAGGGTGTTGAGTATAACCCACCCTCTGCAAAAACTTCGGGGTACATAGAGAAGTTTAAGCCCAAAGGTACGCAAGAACGTAGTAAAGAGATACTGGATTGGTACAACCGTGATGGTATGGAACTACATCAATTTACCGTATGTGGTGGTTTCGGTACTATACTCATGCCTTTTACAGGTCTGTACAGTCTAGGCGTACATCTGTTCGGTAAAACAGGTGGCGGAAAAACAACTGCTATGTACGCAGG